TGAACCAGATACATTTGTAGGTGGGACGGATATTATTAATGACACTTTACCGATTATAAATGGTGAGAATACGATTAGCGTAAAAGAAACAGATTATATTCCAGCAATTGGTAAATTATTTGATGAAATTTTGGTTAATGCAAGAGATCAAAAAGTAAGGTTAGAGGAATCATTAAATAAAGGTCAAAAAAATATTATACTAGTATCAAATATTAAAGTAGATTATGATAATGAAACACATATGTGGTCAATATACAATGATGGAAATGGTATAGATGTTGCGGATCATCCATCAGAAAAAAATGATAAAGGAAAACCAATTAATATTGTAGAATTAATATTGGGTAATTTACTAACATCTAAAAACTATAATAAATCTGGTAAGACAACTGGTGGTAAGAATGGATTTGGAGCAAAACTAGTTAACTTATTTTCAACATATTTTAGAGTTGAGACAGTTGATCATATTAGGGGATTAAAATATATTCAAGAATTTACTAATAATATGAGAGATAAGACAAAACCAAAAATTACTAAAGTTAAATGTAAACCATATACAAAAATATCATGGATTACAGATTTTAAAAGGTTTGGAATTGAAAAATATACAGATGATATGGTTAATTTAATGATAAGAAGAATTTATGATATAGCCGGAACAACTGATAAAGGAATGAATATCTATTATAATAATAATAAAATAAATATTAAAACTTTTGATAATTATATTGATTTATACTTGAATGAAACTGAAGAAAAAGTATTTGAGAAAATTCATGATAGATGGGAAATTGGTGTATCAACTAGTATGAATGATAAGTTTGAACAATTTGCTTTTGTAAATGGAATTTATACATCAAAAGGTGGAAAACATGTAGATTTAATATGTAAGCAATTAACATCTGGTATCGCTTCATATATTAGTAAAAAATATAAGAAAACAATTCCAGAAAATTATATTAAAAATTATTTGAAAGTTTTTGTAAATAGTGTAATTGAAGATCCTTCATTTGATAGTCAATCCAAAGAAAGATTAATTACAACGGCATCAAAATTTGGTTCAAAACCAGTTATTAATGATAAATTAATTAAAAAAATTGTAGATAAACTGGATATTGTAGATAAAGTTTTATCATTCGCAGATTTTAAATTAACAAAAGAAGCTAAAAAAACAGATGGCCAAAAAGTAAATCGTATTAAAAATATTCCAAAATTAGATGATGCTAATTGGGCTGGAACAAAACAATCAGGTCAATGTACTCTAATATTAACAGAGGGTGATTCAGCAAAGACAATGGCAATTAGTGGATTATCGGTAATTGGTCGTGATAAATATGGTGTATTTCCTTTGAGGGGTAAGTTACTAAATGTTAAAGATGCATCAACGAAGCAAATCTTAGATAATAGTGAGATTACAAATCTAAAAAAAATTATTGGATTAGAAGAGGGTCGTGTATATGATGAAACATTCAATAAAAGATTACGGTATGGTCATGTAATGATCTTAACTGATCAGGATCATGATGGATCTCATATTAAAGGATTAGTATTGAATGTATTTCATTCATTATGGCCATCACTATTAAAACAACCAGGATTTATCTTATCAATGATTACTCCAATTGTTAAAGTTACTAAAGGTAAAAAAATAATGTCATTCTATAATTTAACAACATATAGTGATTGGCAAAAAGATACAAATGATTATAAAAAATGGAATACTAAATATTATAAGGGATTAGGGACAAGCACAGCTAGTGAAGCTAAAGAATACTTTGGATCTATGAAATTAAATAATTATGAATGGACAGATGAAAGTGAAGATAAAATGAATTTAGCATTCAAAAAAGATCAATCAGATAAGAGGAAAACATGGTTATATAAATATGATGAAGATAAAGTAATTGATTGTGATAATAAAAATATTAAAATTGAAGAATTTGTTGACAATGAATTAATTCATTTCTCAAATAGTGATACTCTTAGATCAATTGGTTCATTATGTGATGGTCTTAAACCATCCCAAAGAAAAATTATATACTGTTGTTTCAAGAGGAAATTATATAAAGAAATTAGGGTAGCACAATTAGCTGGTTATGTAAGTGAAAATGCTGCATATCATCATGGAGAAGCATCACTTCAATCAACAATTATTGGATTGGCACAAGATTATGTCGGATCAAATAATATTAATCTATTAAAACCGAATGGTCAGTTTGGAACGAGACTAATGGGTGGTGCTGATGCAGCAAGTCCAAGGTATATTCATACAGAATTAAATCCACTTATAGATTTAATATATCCATCTGAAGATTTTCAAGTATTGAAATATAATGACGATGATGGGATACTTGTAGAACCTAAATATTATGTTCCAATTATTCCAACTGTATTAATTAATGGTATGAAAGGTATTGGAACTGGATTTAGTACATCTATCCCTCCATTTAATCCAATAGATGTAATTCAAAATATCATATATAAGATTAAAAAACAACCCTATAAAGATATTGATCCTTGGTTTAATGGATTTAATGGCACTGTAGAAAAAGTAAATAACAAATTATATATTACAAAGGGAGTCTATAATATCATTAGTAATAATACATTAGTAATTACTGAATTACCTATTGGTGTTTGGACACAAAATTATAAAGAATACCTGGATTCATTATTATTTGATAAAACAAAAAAACAGAAATTCTATATTTTAGATTATGAAGATCATTCAACTGATACAATTATTAATTTTAAAGTAAAAGTAGAACCACATATTCTTAAAAATATTACATGTAATATTAAAAAGAATGTAGATTCAATTGAAGAATTATTTAAACTTCATAGTTCAAAAAATACAAGTTTAACAAATATTCATTTATATAATGCAGCTGGGACAATTAAAAAATATCATCATATCAATGAAATTTTTGATGATTATTATACCGAAAGATATAATCTATATATTACTAGAAAAGATTTTCAATTAAATCAAATTCAATATGAACTAGATATTAATAATAGTAAAATGAAATTTATCAATGATGTAATTAATGATAAAATTGTAATTTACAGAAATAAGAAAGATAATATTATTGATAAATTAGTTGAATTAAAATATAAAATGATTATTGATAAAAATATTACTGAAAAATATTCAATTGAAAATAAAAAAACTGGATTTAATTATTTAATTAATATGCCACTATATAATTTAACTGAAGAAAAAATGTTAGAATTAAATAATTCTATTCTAGAACTTCAAAAGAAATATGATATACTTGATAGCTCAAGTATAGAAGAAATATGGTTAAGTGAAATTTATAGTTTGAAAAAAGAATATCTAAAATTAAAATAAATATATAATATATAAATGAATAATAATATATTAATAAATACAAGCGCAAATAATCCTGTTAAAGGGATATTAGAACAAACAGAAGTAACTAAAGTTTTTTTTTCCGATAACAATAAATCTGCTCTTCAAAAAATGATGAAATATCAAGTATATACACAGTTTAATAATACTATTATTAGTGATCAATCTGAAGAACAGTTATTTATTATAATGAGATCTATGTTACTTCAATATGGAAATCTATTAAATCCAGATGTAATTCAAGAAGTTAAATCATTAAATAAATATGTTCTTGATTTTGCAGTTAATAGAATTATATCCGAATTAATTCAATATAATGGATATATTAATGAAATAGATAGTACACCACAGTTAATGCCATTACCTGATTATGTAAATAAAAATAATTTTACATATAGTTTTAGTCCTGGTTGTTAAATTTTTTTCTATTTAAAATTTTTTTAATAATATTAATTAATGATATTAACATTAGATGATTTTTATTTATCTAATAGTGATAAAAATAAAATAATAAAATGGATCGGTGATTTTGATAATAAAAATTTTAAAAATATTCCATTGGTTATTACAGGGAGAAGTGGATGTGGGAAAACCGAATTAATTAATATAATATTAAAAGAATATACAACTATATACATTAATAGTTTAATTAATAAAAATATACCTGAATATATTAATAATGTATTGTATAAAAAAGATATATCAAAATGGTTCACAAAAAATACTAAAGAATATAAATCAATATTATTTGATAATTTATATTGCTCAGATAAATCATATATAAGGGAAATAAATACAATAATATCAAATATTAAAAAAATCAAAAATCCAATCGTAATAACATCAACTGATATATATAATAAAAAATTAAAATTAATATATTCTAAAAGTATTCATATTCATATTGATTATTCTAATTTACAATTTAATAATATCGTCAGAAAAATATTGCCATATAAATCCAATAATATTATAAATGAAATAATAAAAAAATCAAATAAAAATTTAAATAGTGTGAAAGTAAATGAAATGTATATAAAAGAATTAACTAATTTAAAATTGAATTCTGTTGATAATAATTTTAATCAAGATATCTGTTTTTTAACCGAATCTTTAAAAAACAAAGATTCAATTAAAAATTTATATATTAAATATAGTTCTGATTATGGTATTATAGGATTAAATATACTAGAAAATATTCATAACTCATATAATTGTAAAAATATTAAAACAATATGTAATATTTATAAATCAATATGTATTTTTGATTTACATGAACAATTTAAATCTAGAAATTGTATATTTCATAATATAAATTATTCATTATTATATTCAATAATAATACCATATTATTATATACATACAACTAATTTAAAATTAAACAAAAATATAGTATATAACTCATATATTAGTAAATCATTAATATATACACATCATAATATACTAGAAGAATATTCAAATAATCAATATATATATTATAATATATTATTGAAATTAATTTATTCAATTCATAATAATAAAAATAAACAAAAAATAATTGAAATATATAATAAATACAAATGTAATTACAAAGTATTTAATTATTATACTAAATTAGCTAATTTAATATATACAAAAAATATATCAAAAAATATGCTACTAGAATTTAACAAATTAGTAAAGTAAATTTATATATATATTAATATATATAATGGAAGGAACACAAAATTATGAAAATACATGGAATCAAAGTGGTGAACTAGATTTAATGCAACAAACCGGTCCAGGGTATGAGGAACAAACTATGTGGGATGATTTAGCTCAAAGTATAAATAAACCACTTGATAATAAAAGATATAAAAATAAGTCCTTATCTAGACATAATTGGGCACATCATGCTAGAAAAAAAGCTGCTTCTGCTAGAGAAGTAGCTAAAAGATTCTTTGATGCGTTAGATTTAAGTAATACAAGTGATGAACAAGATGATATATTATTACATAGTATACAATATGGAACTACTAGTGCTGGTTGTTCTAGTAGTCAAGATATGGTTGCCGGATACGAATGGGGTGATATTACAGTATTAGAAACTATTGAAGCAGATGAGGGTTGGGAAGAAGAGGTATTAGTAGAAGTATTACAAAATGGATTAATGGGTCGTGGTGGAGGATTTATTAGTACTCCATCTAGAAGGTGGTATAGAGATGAACTATATAGGCATTTAGATAAAATTTTAGACGAACACGATGATGCTATTGCTCAAGGAATTCCTTCAGAATTTGAAAGATTAACTGATGGAATAATCGGTTTATGGTTAGAGAAAATATCAGATAATGAAAATTCAGATAAACCAATTGGATCTGAATTTGTTTGTTATGAAGGTGGGAAATGGGATATTAATGATGTATTTGATAGGGAATACAATGAGTTTGGAGAACCAATTCAGAAAAAATATATCAACGAGTCAGGTGAACCAGTTGGTGATGCTTTTACATTTAGCGAATTAGCAGATCAATATGATGAAGATACAAATTGGCAAGCAGTAATAGATGATTGGGATGGTAAAAGTGCCGATGGAAGAACTAAACGTATTTGGTCTGATAGAGAAAGACAACAAATGGGTGGTAGAAGAAAAAGGTTAACATATAGAAAATAATTATACATTTAATTAATTATATATATATATATAATAAATGGGTGGAGGTATATTTGGAACACCATTATATTTAAATGAAAAATGTATTGTTTTTTCTTCGCTAATAATTATAATATATTATTTACCAAAACCTAAATCAATTTATCATAATATTGTAATGGTTGCGTTATTAGCAACAAGTGCATATATTAGTATGGCATGGTATGATTATATATATGATTGTAATGATAAATTAAGACCAACATTATTTGGATGGTTATCTAAATCATTTAAACCTAAAAAATATAGAGAACAATATCACGAATTACCTATAAAATATAAAAAAATAGTTAGAAATACAGATATTTTTATATTAATAGTATTATTATTAACATTTTTATATCCTTTTTATTTTAATTAATATCTTTTTCTCTTTTACTATTAATTATTTCCTTTTTATATTTTCTAAATATTACATATATTATTACAATAATAATTAATAATAATATTAGAATATATTTATTAAAATTCGATATATTATTAAATATATTAGATTTTAATATTTTATCTTTTAAATCTGATATATTATTAAATAAACTACCACTATATACTTCTATCAGTGTTATTGGTATCATTGTTATCAATGTTCCAATAAAGAATGTTTTAAAATAAATATTTGTGGAACCCCAATAATAACTTGTCATATGTTGCGGTAAAAATAACCTACTGATTATTACATTCATTAAAGGTGTTTTATCTTTTAATATTATTTTATTCTCTATTGTTATGAATTTTGATATATAATATGATATTGATGTTGAAATCATTGTTACAAATAAAGCCAATGGAAAACCTATTTTCATCCCAAAAATATACCCAATAATTAAAGTAGAAATTAGTTGCCAATGTAAAAATATTTGAATTAAAATTGATATTATAATAAAAATAAAAATAGTAGATATTTCTTTATTTTTTGTTTTAATTAAACTTATATTTGTTAATAGTTTGTTTTTTAATTTTGGATTATATACCATTATTGTAGCAAGAATAAATGGTATTATCATTAACATTATTATTTTAAAATATTGTTTATATTCTACTTTATCTTCATCATTATCTTTAACTAAATAATTTTGTATATATAAATCAGTCATATATATATATATATATATAATATAATATCTAAAGATTTAAATTATCTAATTCACATGTGAATAATGAATCAAGTTTTGTATTAAAATCAATTATATTTTTAAAATATAAAATAATATTATTTATATTTGATTCCTCTTGGAAATTTATAATGTCATCTTGAAATTCTTCAGATGTTTTAATAATTTCCCATCTATCATTTATATGAACTTTATTATCTTGTTTTTTATCTTGTTTATCAGTAGTTATAAAAAATTCATTTCCTAAATCACCTGCTAATTGATATGTTTTATCATCATCATGATTACTTAAATCACCATTTTTATTTGCAATTAAATATTCAATTGGATTATATTCTGGTATTTGAAATACATTTGGCCCGATTATAGGGTCTCCATAAACAAGTGGAACTTGTCTAATCCATTGAATAACATTTAATTTATCAATTTTACTAACACAATCAACTTGAACGAAAATATTATCTCTATTATAATCATAATTTTTAATTTCAAAAAACTGATTTGAAATTAAATCATATATTTTTGATACTTCTTTTAATAATTCTTTTAATAATATTTTCATTTTATCATAATCATCTTCAATTAATAAATATTCTTCAAGTATATCATTAATATTATCAAATAAAGTTGATAAACAACTATTTAATTTATTAATATTTTTTAATTTATCATTCAAATCAACTATATTATTTGAACATACTACACATTTATCAATTATTTCTTTACAATTTGACCAATATTTATAATTATTATAACTACTATCAATTATTAATTCCTGATTATTAAAATTATTAAAAGAATTTCCAGGAATACTTGTATTAACAGCATCAAATAAAGTTTTTAATGGTAAATCTATATTTTTATCTAATACAAAATCATCGCAACCTGGGCATGATTTAGGCAATATATTATGAAAACAACTATAGTCTTTTACTAAATAATCTATTGATTTAATATCATATAATATCCAACCATCTGATGGTTGTATTATTTTTTTAAATGGTATTCCATTCTTTTGAAAATTTTGATTATAACCAAACTTTTTTAATATTTCAATACTCCTATTACTACTAAGTGATAAAATATTTGAATTATCTCCTTTCCAATTATTTACAAAATTTTTTAACCAATTATTATAATAAATTTTAAATTCATTTAAAATTTTATTAATTTCTTTTTGAAAATTTTTTAAAACAGATGGTAATATTACTTGTTTTTTAACTTTCATTCTTTCCGTAACACTACTTCTTAATATAACTTTCTTACTATCTGTTAATTCTTTTTTAGTTATTAATATATCTGCTTTTTCATCAAATAATGCTTTTTTATCTGTTTTTAATTGCTTGATTTCTTCTTTTTTTTTTTTATTTAATTCTTTACATTTATCCAAATTTGCTTGAATTTTATCTAAATCTAATTTATATCTATTAGCTAAACTGGTTTCTCTAGTATTTCTATTATTTAATATATTCATTTCATCTTGTAATTCAGTATAATTACTACCCAATATCAATAATTGTCTATCTAAGGAAATTTTATCTTCATTTATATTCACTAGTTCATTATCTTTCTGTAATAATAAAATTTTTAGATTATCTATAGTTTTATTTAATCTAATTTGTTCATGATTTACAACAATACTTGATTTATTAATAAGATTACTACTTTCATTTAATCTAAATTTACCATTTATGTCCATATTAATTTATCTTATATATTTATTTTTAAATTAAATACATATTAAAAGAAAATATTAAAGAGTTTATTTTAATTAAAATTATTCTGAATCACTTGAACTGTATTTGGAACTATCATCACTATATTCACTACTATCACTATCATAATGATAATTTCTAGATCTTCTAGACTTTTTAGGTCTATGTTTTTTTGATTTACAACTACATGATTCATCAATTTGTCTACATCCATATTCTTTATCACAAATCATTGGTTTACATAAATATTGTTTTCTAGCTTTTCTACATAATATAGTTCTCCCTATTGGGAACCCTTTGAATAACTGACTAAATATCCCATCAAATGCTTGTAATGCAGATTCAGTAGTTTCAGAAACATCATCAACCAATTCATCGCAAACTAATGATGGATTTACTGGACCTGGGAATCCCGGGACACTTGGATCTGGGAATCCTGGAATACTTGGATCCCCAGACCCTCCACGGTCAATGATTTTTTGTAATTTAGCTAATGCGTCCCTTATAATTTGTAATTGTTTATTAGCACCTGTTTCAGTTGTAATATAAGAATCCTGTGGCATTTCATTTTCTCCTTGTGCTGGACCACCCGCTATTAGTAGTGGGGCATAAGTCTGCGAATCTATTGATGCTGCCCCATTTGTTGCTGGAAGACCTAATATTTTTACATCATTTACACCTGTTCCAGTTAATCCTTTATCTTTTCCTTGTTTTCTCATAATATCACGTTCAAATCTATTTGATGATTTATTATTTGTCATTAAATAATTTCCTCTACCAATTAATGTATTAGCAATATTTATAAATGGATCGTCCTCAGACATATTAGTTACAACACCACACTGTGGATTTTTTGGTATTGGGTTCAATAAATATTTAACTAATGATGCTGGAATGCGATCTCCACGGATAGGTGGCCAAGCAGTATAAGTTTGAGATACTTCAGTTTCAGGATCTATAGTATTTGGGATATCTTGGACATGACCAGGTCTAGAATAGGCTTGAACCACATTACCATTTTCATCATATCCGAGTGGAGGATATGATTTAATTATAGGATATTCATCAGTGCATTCGCCGTCTATCCATTTTTCATTTTTACCATATTTTTCAGGTTTTTTAGTATGTTTACAAATATCAAATGTAGTTGTGGCAAATCCTAAAGATTTAAAAGTTTCACTCCAACCTAAAACCTCTTCATTATCTGTATCACATAAAAATAGTTCAGGATAATGTTTTTTGAATTGTTTTGCGGATGGTCCATACTTTACACAAAATTTGTTTTCGCGACCTGTTTGAATTCCACCTAAACCATAAAGGTCAAACTTACCAGAGACATAAGTGCCACTATAATGTCCTTTACATTGATATGTTTCAATTATTTCTTCTTCAAATGTATCAACACATAATAATTCTTCTTTAGACCTTATACCTGGATACTGATAACCTGGGAAATTTTCAAATGCTATATCTGATTTATCTGGTGGTCCATATCCAGGAAATATATAATAACCGACACCTTCTGGTGTTGCTGGAGATATAGTTCCTTTATTATCACTTGCTGGCGTAATATTATTTTGTGATCTATATACAAACTTTCTTTCGGCTAAGTTGCTAACAGAATTACCGAAAGTAACAGTAGATATTTGCGCAGATGTACTACCTTTAGAAGCATCCGTGTCATCGGTAAATGATGATATACCAGAAGAAGCAATAGCTACAGGAACACAAATAATTTCATGATTTGGTTTACTTACAAGCGGACCGATTGGGCTGAATAGGTTAAATGTCTCAGCATTCCATGTAATACATGGAATGCTCTGTTGATTGTCTTTTAAAACCGTCGGTGCTTGTTTTATTTGATATGGTAACGTAGCTGGTTCTCCTGGTAAATAGTAAATTGTATCAAATTCCATAGTGTCTTTTACTCCTCCAATTATTAAACTTAAAGGCGATATACTAGGGAATTCTTTGTCTTGATCCACGAAGCACGAGGACTGTATAGGATTTAATAATTCGTCACTATATTGAATTTGAGTCCATCTATAATCAGATAATTTTGCAAAAGTATCTCCGTTAATAACATTTTCTTGGTTAGTTTTAATATCAGCTGGGGTTTTTATTATATTAGTTGGATCGGAAACAACATTACCTTCATTTAAAAATTGTTGATAAACTTGGAATGCTGATGGTTTTCTTAAATCCATTGTTTGTGGAGATACTAATATACCATTTTCAGCAATATCTATTAAACAATCATAATTTGGACATGGAGTAACAATTGGAACAACTTGATATAATTCGTTATTATATAAACGTTTTGTTCCCCAACTACCATTTTTCTGAACTTCATGTGGAAGATATAATGATTTATAAATATTAACTTTATTTATTTCTTCAAGATTATCTAAATATTTTTTTGTTATTTTCTGACCCTGTTCAGTTGTAGAACTTTTGGTTGATTGGGTTGTATCAAAAAACTCATATTGTTTAACACAACAATTCAAATTAATATTTGCAGATAATTCAGCTTCAGAAGGTGAATTTGCTATCCCATCAGCTTCAATATTACCTACTTGTGTGATTGCTTCAGTTTGAGTTGCTTGAATACCACCCCATATGTAATAAACATCATCAACTTGACAAAAGATAGAATTATATTCAAATTCAGATTGTTTATTATTTACAGATTCATATAAATCTTTTACAATACAGAAAACTCTATTAATATTAGTTTGGATTTCAAACCATAATTCTACATTATTTTTAGAATCTAAATTATCTTTTAAACCGGTAAATAATTCACCGATTAATTCTCTTAAACATTTAATAATATCGTTGATAACCAATTTTTTTTCATTTACGAGGCAAATTAAATATTTTATATCACATATACTTTTAGCACAAGATTGAGCTTTTTCAATATAATCTAAATAATCTGCCCAATATTTTGCTTTACCAAAATCACTATTTATTAGTTCACATTTAGAGCGTGCATTCATTGATAATTTAATAGCTTTAGTATCCAATAAAGATTTTTCAGTTTCTTCGGGTAAAACAGACCCAACTGCCTTCCACAAAGTTTCTTCATCTGGTAAATTACAAGAATCGCGGAAAGCAAGTTGATCTCTAATCCACCCCTGCCCCCCGGGAATAGATCCGGATATTACTTTACCATTAGAATATTTAGTAAAATCCCTTACTAGACAAATTAAACACTCAAACTTTTTTGATAATGATTTGAATTGTTTTTGATTTATAATAATTTCATCGCAATCGATATATAAATCCGGATTATAACATATTTTGTTACAACACAAACCTTGATACCTTTTTTCTGCTGGAACTTCTTCTGTATTTTGTTTAAATTGTGAAATTTGAAGTTCAATGACAATATCACTCGTAATATCTCCCCCATTCTCCAAACTAACAACTCCTGTATTTATTAACCAATTTGTTGCTTCATATTTTAATTTTTTACTATATATATAACACGGAGTTATTTCAATACATTCTGCTCGTTGTTTACTTACAAGATCACTCCAATTAATTCCTTTACATAAAGATTCAATAGAAATATTAGGTTTAGGGCAAACGAATTTAAAATCATTACTCGCATTACATATATTTATTTCAGGTAATTTATAACAACCATCATCATCAAAACAATCATGCATCTTAAATTTATTAATAACTTTTTCATTGGGTGGGCATATCCATTCTTTGCGACATTTGCCTTTATTTACAATTTGTTTTGGAGGTAAGGAAATACATGAATCATCATCATCATCTTTAAAATTACTTGAATTACATTTTAATTTTGTATTGTTATATACTACTCTCCATCCACCCGAAGGTGTACATATTGGTTCAGTCGGTAATTTACCAACTTCCGGTAAATTACTACCACCAAAACATCTTAATAGATTATTTGTTCTTTGTCCAGATAATGAAAAAACACCCCCATCTTTAGTAGAATTATTATCGGCATCAACACCATTGCCAACAATGTCTACAACATTTTCTGTATCACCTGAATTACCATACCATGTATCTTCAAATTGTATTTTCCAGCTACGTAAATTTTCATCTAAGCATACAATGACTTCATCAATTTGTCCAACCCATTCTTCAACTACGTCAATAACTACAGCCCTAGATGGTATCTGATCAGATATTTTTTTTATATCATCATCTGTTAAATCTTTTTGAGTAATTTCTCTTGTTTTCCTACGTCTATTACAACTTTTAACAAAATCACACTCATTGGGGAAACAATCTACTATTTTTCTTTTATTTGATTTAGATTTTCTTTTAGCATCTTTCTTTAATTGGGTAATTTTTTCTTCAAAATCTTCAATTTTTTCTGCTTTTTTATCATTAGCCATTTCACATTTCATTAATTTATCCATACATTCTTCTTCACCAGAAATAAAATCACCATCAGAAATAATACCAGCATCAATTAAAAGTCCAATTAGCCTTCTTAAAGAACCAGGTCCCCGTGGAATTTCAATTCCCTCCATAGTCGCTAAACGTTCTAGTTCAGCCCTTCGCGATGAACTAATTAACCCGCCAATATTACCTCGACCATCACCTCTAATACGTCTACGTTCAGCCCTCGATCTAGGATTTCTTCTTGAATCTACTTCAATACTTGACACGGTTGACATTTATTATATATTATAACATATTTTTTTTTTATTATTATTAAACATTTATGAATTAATTATTTTATTTGTTAATAATGATATAAATTCATTTATTTTATCTTTATCTTTATCTTTATCAATATGATGACCTTTATCAATATGATGACCTTTATCAATATGATGACATTTATCAATATGATGACATTTATCTTCTAATTCTTGATCTTTACAATATTTATCCATATTTATTTTAATTTTTTCTTTTTTACAACTAATTAATTCAGGTTTATCTACAACCTTTTCTTTGCATATTTTTTTCATATCAATTTTTTTGCTATTTTTAAAATTAGGTTTATATACACACTCACTTATATTATAAATTTCAATAATACCAGGACAAATTGGTTTTTCGCATATTTGAAAATCAATTGATTTTTTATTATTACTATTACTCGGATTTAAACAACCATCACAAATTTTCTTATACTTGCCTTTATATGTTTTACTATGAGAAATATTTGGTTTATTAAAATTATTTTTATAATTACATGAATTATTCCAATCAGTCATATTATATATAATTTATTATATATAATTAATTTGATTATTATATTTGATTATAATAATAAAAATAATAATGAAAGTGATTATAGTTGAATCACCGGCTAAAGCTAAAAAAATTCAATCATTTTATAAAACAGATATAAAAGTAATATCATCTTGTGGTCATATTAATAATTTAGATTGTAAGAAATTAGATGAAATGATTGATAATAATTTTGAACCAATTTATACCATATTTGATGATAAAAAGAAAATAATTGTTGAATTGAAAAAATATAAAAAAAATGAAATAATTCTAGCCGCTGATGATGATAGAGAAGGTGATGCAATAGCATGGCATGTTGGCAATATATATAAATTGAAATTTAATCAAAATAACCGAATTACATTTAATGAAATATCTAAAAAAGCAATTGATAAATCATTAGAAAATCCCAAAACATTAAATATTAATTCTGTTAATGCCCAAAGGTCAAGACAATTAATAGATCTGATTATTGGTTATAAATTATCACCATTATTATGGAAACATATTAAAACAGATTCAAAAGGATTGTCGGCTGGTAGAGTTCAAAGTTGTTTATTAAATATTATAAATGATAAAAATAAAGAAATAGAAGAATATTTAGAAAATCCAAAATATTCTCATAATTTAAATGGTATATTTTTATCAAATGATATTGATATTAAATCTGAATTTGTATTTACAAATAAAACAATAGATTCTGAATTAGTTAAATCTATATGTAATATTCTATTAGAAAATAGAAAGTTTAAGGTTAAAAATTTAAATAAAAAAAAAGAAAAAAAATATTCACCGCCTCCTTTAATTACTTCAACATTACAACAATCTGCTCAAAAAGAATTAGGGTTTCCTGTTAAAATGACAATGAATATAGCACAAAAATTACATGATAATGGATTAATTACTTATCATAGAACTGATTCAACATTCATATCAGAAGATTTTAAAGAATTATTAAAAAAAAATATTAGAGAAAAA